CAGAGACTTAGAGAAGATGTCAGGAGATGTAAGCAGATGGATGGGAGCAGCTTCAGATGTGGACAACGCACAGAAGCAAGCTAAGAACCCCGGTATATTCGGTAAGGTATTTGGAGCAGGTAGTATTGAGACAATAGCTCTACAAGCCTACGCTGCTAAGAAGAAACTAGAAGAACAAAGGTATGAACTCAAGATGTACCTAAACATGACACAAGGACCACAGGCTTACGATGAGCTACTAGAAATGGAAGGTCAGATACGTAAGGAAAGACAAGCTACTATATATAAGCAACAGAAGCTTAAAAGACAGATAGGTGAAGCTATAGCAATATTTTTTGTAGTAGCTATAGTAGGTGGCTTCTTAGCGTTACTGGGAACAGTATATTTTAATAGGGCACAAGCAGATGGACATATTAAAACTGACATAATTATTAGTAAAGTAATATAGTGCAATCAAGTAGCCCTTGTGTGGGTATCTGTAAGTTAGAAGATAATATCTGTATAGGATGCAATAGAACAATAGAAGAGATTAAGGATGCCTATGAAAGCACCACAAAAATCATTAGCTAATTGGACAAAACAGAAGTGGAGAACCAAGAGTGGCAAGCCTAGTACACAAGGGTCAAAGGCTACCGGTGAGCGTTATCTCCCTACGAAAGCGATTAAAGCTTTATCTAGTGCAGAATACTCAGCCAGTTCGGCTGCTAAGCGTAAAGCAAATGCAGCAGGTAAACAAGTATCTAAACAGCCAAAAAAGATTGCACAGAAAACGAAGAGGTACAGATGAAACTAAACACATACTTGATATACTTGGACATAGCTAAACCATTCCTAAAGATTGGTAATTGGCTATACCATAAACATGTACAAGCGTTACGTAAGTCACAAGGGAGATAGTCAATGTTTGCAGCTCTTATAGGACCTATAGCAAATCTAGCATCTAGTTGGATGAGCAGTAAGGTTGAAAAGGTTAAGGCAGATGGACAGGCTAAAGTAGCACAAGCTAGAGCTAAAGCAGTTGTAGCTGAGAAAGTAGCCACAGGAGAAGTAGCATGGGAGCAATCTATGGCTGATTCTACAGATAATTCGTGGAAAGACGAATTTGCCTTGATTGTTTTATTATTACCTGCTATACTAGTTTTTATACCAAGTATGACGGAATATGTAAGAGTAGGCTTTGAAGTTCTTAACACATTACCTGAGTGGTATCAATACTTACTATTTATAGCAATTAGTGCATCCTTTGGAATTAAAGGTGCTGGTCAAGCAATGAAGATAATAGGGAAAAAATGAATTTAATTAAACTACAGGATGAAATAGCTAATGACGAAGGAGTCAAGTACGAAACGTATAGATGTTCACTTGGGCATTTAACAGGGGGAATTGGACACCTGATTACTGAGTGGGATGAAGAAATATATGCAGGTCCTATAGGAACAAAAATACCACATCAACAAGTGGATGAATGGTTTGCGAAAGACATAGGAACAACTATAAAAGATTGTAACCTATTATTCTCGCAATTTAATAACCTGCCTGATGAGATACAACATGTATTAGCTAACATGTGTTTTCAATTAGGTAGACCAAGGCTGTCTAAGTTTAAGAACTTAATTGCTGCTGTCAATGATTTAGATTGGCAGAGCATGGCAGATGAGATGGAAGACAGCAATTGGTATAAGCAAACAACTAACCGTGCCGAAAGATTGATAGCACGAGTTGATAGGCAGTTTACTAGGGAAGAAGTACCGTCATGAGTAGAGAATTAACTGAACGACAAACAAAGTTTCTAGCTGTTTTATTTGATGGAGCAAACGGAGATGTTGTACAAGCAAAGATACTAGCAGGTTACTCTGAAGGCTCTAGTACTACTGACATAGTTAAATCCTTAAAGGATGAGATACTAGAAGCCACTCAGCTTTACATGAGCAGGAACGCACCTAAAGCTGCTATGGCTATGGTGGGTGGTCTATATGATCCCACAGAGCTAGGCATCAGAGATAAGATGGCTGCAGCTAAAGAGTTATTAGATAGAACAGGCTTAGTAAAGACAGAGAAGATGCAAGTTGAAAGCACAGGTGGTGTTATGTTATTACCTGCAAAGAACGATGGATAGAAGTGTAGGCAAGTGGAAACTTCCACAGCCAACGGATTTAAAAGATGAAGACGAACAAGAATGGGTACAGATACCACGCATAGCTAGGACTGTTCCATTTGGATATAAGTTAAATGAAGAAGACCCTGATTTACTTGACCCAATACCATATGAACTAGAAGCAATAGAATTAGCTAGAAAATATATTAAACAGTATTCTTATCGTGATGTAGCTAATTGGATTACAAAGAAAACAGACAGAGTTATATCTCACGTAGGGTTACGAAAAAGGTTAATGCATGAAAGACAACGTAAGAACAAGGCTAGAACTCTCCGAAAGTGGTCTGAGTACGCAGAAAAGGCGATACAAAAAGCGAAAGCCATTGAAGAAGAAAGAACAGGTTCAAGAGCCTAACATACAGGAAGTAGCAGACGTAGAAGCTGTACCTGTATCCGAACAGAATATAGTATTTAAACCTAACGTAGGACCTCAGACTGATTTCCTTGCAGCAGGAGAAAGAGAAGTACTGTATGGTGGTTCAGCAGGAGGTGGTAAATCTTATGCCATGCTTGCAGACCCTTTAAGATATATGGGTCATCCATCATTTAGTGGTTTGTTATTACGACATACAACAGAAGAATTAAGAGAACTTATATATAAGTCAAAAGAAATATACCCTCAAATATGGAGAGGTATAAAGTGGTCAGAAAGAAAGATGCAATGGGTAGCACCTTCAGGTGCAAGGTTGTGGATGTCATACCTAGATAAAGATGACGATGTATTACGTTATCAAGGTTTGGCATTTAGTTGGATAGGTTTTGATGAGTTAACGCAATGGTCTACTCCTTACGCTTGGAATTACATGAGATCACGTTTACGTTCTACTGCACATGACTTACCGATTTATATGAGAGCTACGACAAATCCCGGAGGAAGAGGACATCACTGGGTAAAGAAAATGTTTATTGATCCTGCACCCTACGGAAAGAATTTTGATGCCACTGATATTGAGACAGGAAATGCCCTTAGATACCCGGCAGGACATGCGAAGGCTGGTACAGCTTTATTTAAACGGAGATTTATCCCTGCACGATTATCAGACAATCCTTACCTTGCAGAGCAGGGGGATTACGAAGCCATGTTATTATCACTCCCTGAACAACAAAGAAGACAATTACTGGATGGGGATTGGGATATTAAGGAAGGTGCTGCTTTTACTGAGTTTGATAGGAATATCCATATTGTTGAGCCTTATAGGATACCTAATAATTGGGTTAAGTTTAGAGCTTGCGATTATGGTTATGGTAGTAAGTCTGGTGTTCTTTGGTTTGCTGTATCACCGGCTGAACAACTTATTGTCTACAGAGAATTATACGTTGGCAAAGTCCTTGCCGCAGATTTGGCAGATAGGATAATAGAATTAGAAGCTGATGATGGTGGTATGAGATATGGAGTATTAGATAGCTCCTTATGGCATAAACGTGGAGACACAGGACCTTCTTTAGCAGAACAAATGATTATGAGAGGGTGTCGTTGGAGACCTTCAGATAGAAGTAAAGGCAGTCGTATAGCAGGAAAGAATGAGATACACAGACGTTTACAAGTAGATGAATTTACAGAGGAGCCGCGAATTGTTTTCTTTAATAATTGCACGAACACTACAGCACAGTTACCATCCATCCCCTTGGACAAAAAGAATCCAGAAGATGTGGACACGCTTTCAGAAGATCACTTGTATGATGCGTTAAGATATGGTATAATGTCAAGACCAAGATTTAGTCTATTTGACTATGACCCTCACGGTGCTCCACGAAACTCTATGCCTGTAGCTGATGCTACCTTTGGATATTAAGGATACAATATGGATGAAGATGAAATAATAGTAGAGAGTGAAGCAATCTCTTTAGAAGACTCTGACGATACCGTTGTTACGGATATTAATACTAGTAACATAATACCATTTGTGATGGAACGGTACAATCGTGCTGATGACTACAGAGAGCAAGATGAGCAGAGATGGTTAAGAGCTTATAGAAACTATAGAGGTTTATATGGTTCTGATGTTCAATTCACAGAAGCAGAAAAATCAAGAGTATTCATTAAAGTAACTAAAACTAAAACATTAGCAGCCTATGGACAAATTGTAGATGTATTGTTTTCTAATAATAAGTTTCCCCTAAGTGTAGACCCTACAGAACTTCCAGAAGGAGTAATAAAAGATGTTAGCTTTGATCCAAAAGAACCTGAAGAATTGCGTGGAAGCACTAATTTATCATCCTCTCCTTATGGGTTTAAGGGTGATGGCAAGGACTTGCCTAAAGGAGCAACTGCCAAAAGCTTGGCGGGTATGCTTGGTCCTTTGGAAGAAAAGCTTAAAGATGTTGAAAACCTTAAAGCAGAAGTTGGCAAAACTCCTTCAGCGATAACTTTTAGTCCTGCGATGATAGCAGCTAAAAGCATGGAAAAGAAAATACACGATCAATTAGAAGAATCAGGTGCAAGTAAACACTTACGTAGTACAGCATTTGAAATGGCTCTTTTTGGTACAGGTGTAATGAAAGGACCTTTTGCTGTAGATAAAGAATACCCGAGTTGGGGTGACGAAGGCGAATATGATCCT